ATGCAAACCGTTATTTTTGGTCGTTCGGGTTGCCCTTACTGTGTGCGTGCAAAAGATCTGGCTGAGAAATTGAGCAATGAACGCGATGATTTTCAGTATCAGTATGTAGATATTCGTGCGGAAGGGATCACTAAAGAAGATCTACAACAAAAGGCAGGTAAACCCGTAGAAACCGTGCCGCAGATTTTTGTCGATCAGCAACATATCGGCGGCTATACCGATTTTGCTGCATGGGTGAAAGAAAATCTGGACGCCTGATCGTCTGACAAGCCCTCGCGTTGAGGGCTTTACTGATTTTTTCTGTGCTGTGGTTTAAACAAACTACTGATAAATAAGAAACACAGTGCCCCCAGCGCACACCAGAACACCGCGCTTAGTAACCATGCCAGCTCTTGCCAGAATGAGCGCGTCGGTGAAAAAAACAGCCGCATAATGAGCATCGAACAGGGTGCCGCCAGCATTGCGCCAAACAGAGGTTTCAGGACTTCTCTACGCTGTGAAAAGAAGCTGGCGACTGCTCCAGGAAGAATGAAAAATAGCAAGCCGATTTCAGGATGCCCGGCAGCCCGAAAAGCGCCTTTCATGTGCGTCGCCAGAAAAAGGCACACCACAATGAAGAGGACAAAACAGCAGATTGCCCCCGCCCAACGTTGTTTATGTTTCACTCGTTCCTCCTGACACTGCGTCTATCGAACACATTTTTCGCCAGTGTGGCGTTCAGTAAGATAAAGCCGCTTCGCATTCCATGCTAATATAGGCCAACGCAATTCATATAGCCGTTGATACCTAATGTGATTACACTAGTAAAATATATTGTTACTTTACTATCGTTTAGGTGCGCTGAATGAATCTGCGCCCTGAATTCTGGTAAAAAACATTATCGTAAATTACCATTTCTTTCAACAGCTTACTAGTAAACAAGAAGTTAGCCTCCGTGAATATAAACGTCGCCGAATTGTTAAATGGGAATTACATTCTGTTATTATTTGTGGTCCTCGCGCTTGGGCTATGTCTCGGAAAGTTACGACTTGGTTCGATCCAACTGGGTAATTCCATTGGCGTTTTAGTCGTATCGCTGTTATTAGGCCAACAACATTTCAGCATTAACACCGATGCGCTTAATCTTGGCTTTATGCTGTTTATTTTCTGCGTCGGGGTCGAAGCCGGACCGAACTTTTTTTCCATTTTTTTTCGCGATGGGAAAAATTACCTAATGTTAGCACTGGTGATGGTTGGCAGTGCGCTGGTGATCGCCTTAGGGTTAGGTAAGCTGTTTGGCTGGGATATTGGCCTGACGGCCGGTATGTTAGCAGGCTCTATGACGTCGACACCGGTTCTGGTCGGTGCTGGCGATACACTGCGTCATTCCGGCATGGAAAGCAGGCAGCTCTCACTGGCACTGGATAATCTGAGCCTCGGGTATGCCTTAACCTATTTAATCGGTCTGGTGAGTTTGATTGTTGGTGCGCGTTACTTGCCGAAATTGCAGCATCAGGACTTACAGACCAGCGCCCAGCAAATCGCCCGCGAACGTGGCCTGGACACTGATGCCAACCGTAAGGTTTATTTACCGGTGATCCGCGCCTATCGCGTCGGCCCGGAACTGGTGGCCTGGACCGACGGCAAAAATCTGCGTGAACTGGGTATTTATCGACAAACCGGCTGCTACATTGAACGTATTCGACGTAACGGGATTCTGGCAAATCCAGACGGTGATGCCGTGCTACAAATGGGCGATGAAATAGCGTTGGTAGGCTATCCCGACGCCCATGCCCGACTCGATCCCAGCTTCCGTAACGGTAAAGAAGTTTTCGATCGTGACCTTCTCGACATGCGTATCGTCACTGAAGAAGTGGTCGTTAAAAACCATAACGCTGTAGGTAAACGTCTCGCACAACTGAAGTTGACCGATCACGGTTGCTTCCTTAACCGCGTCATTCGTAGCCAGATTGAGATGCCGATAGATGACAACGTCGTGCTTAACAAAGGTGACGTTTTACAAGTCAGCGGCGATGCCCGCCGCGTAAAAACCATCGCCGATCGCATCGGCTTTATCTCGATTCACAGCCAGGTCACTGACCTGCTGGCATTCTGCGCCTTCTTTGTTATTGGGCTGATGATCGGGATGATCACCTTCCAGTTCAGCACATTCAGTTTCGGCATGGGGAACGCTGCCGGGTTGTTATTCGCCGGAATTATGCTGGGCTTTATGCGTGCTAACCACCCGACCTTCGGTTACATTCCGCAGGGTGCATTAAGCATGGTGAAAGAGTTCGGCTTGATGGTGTTTATGGCAGGCGTTGGTCTGAGCGCCGGTAGCGGTATTAATAACGGCCTGGGCGCGATTGGCGGTCAGATGTTGATTGCCGGATTGATTGTCAGTCTGGTGCCCGTGGTTATCTGTTTCTTGTTCGGTGCTTATGTATTGCGAATGAACCGCGCGCTGTTGTTCGGCGCAATGATGGGCGCACGTACCTGCGCGCCGGCAATGGAGATCATCAGTGATACAGCTCGCAGTAACATCCCGGCGCTGGGCTATGCGGGCACCTATGCAATCGCCAACGTCCTGCTGACGCTGGCAGGGACAATCATCGTCATGGTATGGCCAGGATTAGGATAAAACTGAAGTTGCCCTGAAAATGAAATTTTTTTGCACAACCGCAGAACTTTTCCGCAGGGCATCAGTCTTAATTAGTGCCACTGCTTTTCTTTGATGTCCCCATTTTGTGGAGCCCATCAACCCCGCCATTTCGGTTCAAGGTTGATGGGTTTTTTGTTGCCTGAAATTTATGCCGTTTAAAATCATGATGTTAGAAGCACTGTTTTTTAACGATGGCGACAAATTGGCGGCAGAGTCAAAGAGAGAGCGCCACCTGTCCTGATTTCATTGGATGCGGCTGAACCGGATTTGACTCTTTTGGCGTTGCAATCGAACGAACAAAAGTTTCATGGGTAACAAAAGTATGGCTGCAGTTAATGTTCTGGCACTGGTTGTAACGCTCTTTGGTCAATGAAGATACCTGAAAACTGCTGCGAGTATGGGCGGCACTTCCACACAGTGGGCAAATCATCATTTTTCGAGCTCTCCCCATTTTTGCTAAATTCACAATAATGATACCGCATTATTCCATTTTGAAAACTTAAAAGTTCTCTATTACGAAGAATCATTCCATTTCGAAATCATTAATCTTCACTTCAAGCTCCAGACTGGTCGTAAAACCGTTATCCGGATTGACAGTATGCGTCAGGGTGGTAATAGTCCATTCCGCATCATCTATCGGCTGTTTAAAGCCTCTGACTTTCACTGGCATTTCCGTGTAGAGATCCGCCCGACCTTCTGCCAGTTGTAGCGAGAATGACGCAACGCCACGTTGCAGGCGTTCCCACTGCATTTTCGCCGCCCGTTCGGCGTTGCTCCGGTTGGCATAGGTGCGATTAAGTACCAGCACGTTTTCATCTGTACCCACCAGGTAATCGCCCTGCTTCGCTTCCGGCTCTTTCTTCTGCTTCTTAGTCCTGCGCTTACGCTTCACCGTGGTGCTTTCTTTCTTCGCGGGTTCGCGGGTATGCAACCAGCTGGCAATTACGCCCGTGTAGGCTCCGCGATCTGCCAGGATAAAGCGGTGACTGTCGCCGTCCTTACGTGTGATAGTGATAACCGGTAGTGGTTTACCGCTGGCGCTTTTACCCTGTCCCTGCCGGATGAATAACAGATTGTCATTTTTCACCGACGCAATAGCACCGTACTGGCGCGCCAGCCGCATCAGAAAACTGCCGTCACTCTCATTGGTCTGGTCTATATGCTCCACAGGTTTATCCGACAGGTCTTCACCCAATGCCATCTTCAGTTTGTGCCGCGCAGCTATTTCCTTCACCACTTCCCCAACGGTGGTCTTGTGCCACGATTTTTCACGGCGGATATTCAGGGTTTCACGAAAATCAGCACTTCGCGCCCGGATAGTCAGGCGGTCCGGTGCGCCAGTGTGTTCAATCTCGTCCACCGTGAATGCTCCTTTCGGGAAAAGCGACTGCCCCTTCCAGCCCAACGCCAGCGTAATGACCGCACCACGGCGCGGCAGCACGATTTTTCCGTCGGCGTCGTCCAGCTCCAGATCAAGCTGGTCCGCTTCAAAGCCCCGATTGTCCGTCAGCGTCAGACTCATCAGGCGGTTATCCAGCACAGTGGTGATATCCTTACCCTCAATACTGATGCTGAATGCCGGAGTTTTGTTGCCTTTGTTAAGCAGTTCAGAGCTGAAATTCACGACAGCAGCCCTCCCACCGTTTTACTGATATCGCTTAAGGCAGACGTTGTCGTATCCTGCAAATTATTCAGCTGCGCACTGAGATCACCGAACATATCGGACAGGGATTCATCCACCCGTTTGAGCGACAGGGTGAACTCAATCCGGCGCGGCATACCATCGCGGAAAAACTCCGTTTTAGTCTGATTCAGTCCCTCAATCACATACATGCCGTAAATCGTGCCGCTGCCTTCAATCAGGGGCCATGCTTTCCCCTGTTCTGCCATCTGCTCCAGTGCCAGCAACGACAGCCTGCCGCCTGTTATTTCCGGCATAAGAACACCGGAAAGCGTCAGCATGTCGTTTTCCGGTCCCAGAAACTGCGTGGACGGACGTCGGTTTACCCGACTGTTTGCCGCATGTCGCCAGCTGCGTTGATACTGCAGTTCCTGATACGGAACGGTGCGCAGCATAAACACGTACAATCCCAGCACCATCATCATGCGTCGTATCCCCCCTGATCGCTGTAGTTACTCCTGGCTTTTGCCTTCAGCCTGCGTTCACGTTCATCAAGCTGGCGTGCCACCTCCCGCGCAATATCCTGCGCACTTTGTCCTGGCTGCGTCTGAATGATGATCTGCGTCGGTGCCTCAATCCGTTGAACGAGCGGCACAGTGGCTGCGCGACTCACAATTGCTTCTCCACCTTTCGCGGGAAGTGCCAAAGGGTGCAACGGTGGAAGCTCTGCTGGCGCGGCAGCAACGCCCATCATTCCGGCAACAACGGCAGCCAGTGCAGCTGTATTTCTCCGGCTGGTCACATTTGCCGGGCCGTTAACAATTTCCGGCCCGTTTTCACCGACGATGCCAAACTGCCCGCGCGGGATATACCCGCCGCTGTCATACATCCCCGCAAAGCCATATCCCCATGATGGAAAACCACCCGATGGCATCATCACTTTACCGTCTGCATTCACCGTCGCAGGTTGCTGACGCGTCACGCTTTCCGGCAGTTTTGCCTTTGCGGCCTCTTTACTGACAATGCCGAGCTTCTCCAGCAACCAGGAAACGCCGGATTTCAGGGAGTCCAGCGGATGCATGACCATATTCAGCCCTTCCGCCAGTGCCTCCCCGAATCGCCGCCCCATTGCCGCTGCGCTCTGCAGTTCGGCAGAGGTCGACTTAACGGGCGTCAGCAGATCAGTAAACCAGCCCCACAGCGCCTGCACTTTGTCGCCAATCCACTGGAACACGGGCTTAAGCGGTTCGAACGCTGCACTGATGGGACCTGCCGCCGCTTTGAATCCTTCCACCACGCCACCGAGAAATGCGGTGATGGGTTGCCAGTATTTCCAGACAACCAGCGCCACGCCCGCCAGTGCAGTAACCACAAGACCTATCGGACTGAGCAGAGCACCTAACAGACCAGATATGGCATACAGGGCAATGCGCAGCATCGCCAGTGGACCAGATGCCAGTACTCGCAGCACCGTGCCTGCGGCGGCCAGTCCACCGCGCAGTACCGCCAGAGGATTCATAAACATCACAGCAACAGCACGTAAACCGGATAATCCAGACCGCAAAAGTGCAACCGGCGCACCTGCTACAGTTTTCAGGACATTTCCCGTCAGTGATGCCGTGCGGCGCAAAGACGACAACGGCGCAGTAAGTAAACCTGCGGCGTTGCCCGATGAAGCAAGCCCGCGTCGCAGCAGTGCCAGTGGTGCGCCAGCCAGCCAGGACAACGCGCTGCTGGTTCGAGTTACTGCTGCCGTAACGGAAGATAACGTTTTGATACCCAACACAGAGAATCCCAGACGGATCACTGCCAGCGGCCCCAGCACTGCAGCCAGCGCCACCGCTAAGGTGCCGAGGCCGACGGTAACCGCAGCCACAACAGCCGATGCTTTCATCAGTGTGCCTGTCAGTTCCGGGTTAGCTTCCACCCAGCGACGCAACGCCCCCGTGACGCTTTTCACCGTGTACAGAATATCCATCAGCGGCTGGCGCAGCGTTTCGCCCAGGCTGCTGAAGGTGTTCTGCGCTCCGGTTTTGACCAGCAACCACTGCGCAGAAAGTGAATCCTTGTTAATGTCGGATTCTTTCTGCATGGAGCCGAGCGCATCATTGCCCGCTGTCAGTTTTAACTGACGCTGCAGTTCCGGCAGGTTGTTTGCCAGTTTCGCCGCGTCATCGCCAAACTCTTTACCAAACAACATAGTCATGGCAGACAGGCGCTTGTCCTGCGGCAGCGCGTTTACCTTCTCCAGCACGCGCTGGATGGTTCCCATCGCATCCTTCGTCATCTGCTTTTCAATCACTTCAGGATTGAGTTTCAGCAGATTCATCCCTTCAAAGAAACTCTTGCTTTGCATGGTGGCAATGGACAATTCACGCACCATCGCGTTTGCTGCACTGGCTGCAACCTCTGGCGCAGCGCCCAGTGTCAGGAAGGTGGAACCCAGCGCCGCCGCTTTACGATAATCCAGACGGTCAGCCACACCGCCCAGACGTTGCATCACATCAATGATGTCTGCCCCTTTCGACATGGCGTTATCATCCAGATAGTTCAGCGCATCACCGAGCTGTTCAATATTGCGGGTGGGGATTTTGTAGAGCTGGGCGATTTTCCCCAGACTTTCTGACAGTTCATCCGCTGGCAGCTCAAAGGCTGTTGCCGCCTTTGCTGCCGTACTGGCGAAGGCCAGCAGGTCACGTTTCTGATCTTCCCAGCTGTCGTCAGGGTTTGCGACGTTCATGCGCGCACCACCTTCAACCAGTGCAGCGAAGTCCACCGCACCGTTTTCCATCGGCAACTGTTCGCTGGCAGCCTTGATGGCATCCTGCATTTCATAAAAACGTGCAGTGCGGTTGCCATTATCGTCACGCAGACCATTGACCTGCTTTGCCACACCTTTCATGGCATCTTCCATGCTGGTATAGCTTTTTACTGCCGCCATCACTGGCGCACCCATTGCCAGCCCTGCAGCCGTGGTGGTGGCTCCGGCACCTGCAATACGATCACGCACCTCCAGCGAACGGGCATAACTGGCACGCGCTGCATTCATCCTGCGCTGAGCTTCCCCCAGTCGCTTCAGCCGCGCCTCCTGTTTCGAAAGTTCCTGGTTATAACGTGATGTTTCACGGGCTAAACGGGCAGTTGCTCCCGCATCGTCTTTCGCAGAAATTCCCGCCCGGTACAGTTCAGCACGCACAAGCGCCGTCTGCTGCTGCAGCTTTTTCTGGCGTTCTTCCAGGCGCTGAACAGCCAGCCGTTGACGGCCCAGAGCAACAACCTGACGTTGCGAAGGCGGCCCCATCGCTCCCAGTTCCTGACTGAGCAAATTTGCACGCTGGCGGGCATAGTTCAGCCTGTCGCCTAATTTCTGATTTTCTGCCTGCAGCTTTCGGAAGCTGTCCAGACTGCTCCCGGCCTGATCAAGCTGCTTTATTGCATCGCGGGATTTTTTGACAGCAGCAGCCAGTTCTCTTGAACTGGCCTGCGCAGATCGAAATGGGCGGGTGAGCTTGTCAACCGCATTAAGAATGACCTGCAGACGCAGGTTGTTATCACTCATCGTTGGCCCCGCTTCTCTGAATCGCTTTATACCGCCATTCCAGCACTTCGGTCAGCGGCATAACGTCAGTAACGGATGGCGGCCAGTGAAAAATGGTGGCGATATCTGCCACAAGATCGTCAACCGTCAGGCTGTCGGTAAACCGGCAAGCACCGACTTCTTCAACAAAAAAGTGACAACCTCAACCGACATGGCAGTGAGATCTGCCGGGTCCATCTCTGCAATTTCCTGTGCAGTCAGTGCCGGACTGGAGATGCGGGGGATCACGGTCATCATCGCGTTTACATCCATATCCATAATGGCCTGCAGGCGTGTACCGCGCAGCGCACCGGACTGCGGTTTACGCAGCACAATTTCGGTGATTTCTGTTTTACCGCGCTTGATGGGGGTATCCAGTTGAATGGTCTTTTCAGTCTGCTTATCGCTCATTTTGCTGTCCTGTCAATTGGGTTCTGGCGCGGTATCCCGCGCCGTTCAGATATATCAGAGGCCGAGGGCGTTGCGGTGCGCTTCCATCAGGTCCACACCGTCCACAATTTCCACCATGTTGATAAGGTCCACTTCATAGAGCACCTCACCATTGATGGTCAGCTTCGCGTAGCTGTTGGTACTGGTCACTTTGGTGGTGTTGCTTTCGCCCGTCTTCCACTCGCCGGAATCCACTTCTTTGTGACGTCCACGCACGACAAGCTCCACGGCCTGCACTTCCCCGGTATCGTCACGCTGAATAGAGCCGGTAAAGCGCAGCTGGATGCCATCCACCGTGGCTTTACCCATCTGTTTAAACAGCAGCAATTCAGTACCACCAATGGAAAATTCTGTGTCCAGCGCACTGTCATCAAGCCCCAGATCCACATCCACCGCACCCGGCATCCCGCCGCCGCGATACTTCTCATATTTGCGGGTAAATTTCGGCAGCGTCAGCGACTCAACGATCCCCTGCCAGTTGTTCCCGTCGTTAAACAGGTTCAGGTGTTTTAATTTGCGTGGTAAAGCCATGTTGTCCCCTTACGCGCTGACCTGGCTGGCGAAATTCACCAGGTACTGATCGGTGATGCGCTGACGCAGCATCAGGTTTTCAAGTGGCGGCACTGGCGTGTAGTCGTAGTCGATGGTGAGTTTTCCGGCTTTCAGCGTGTCTTTGTCGTTCACCGACTCATCCAGCCAGCAATCACCACCAATGAGATAGCCCTGACTGACCAGGCTGCGCATTTTGGCGCGGATACCTTCGATAATGTCGCGGGCCAGCGACGGGTTAAGCGGTTTATGGGCTGCACTGGCGCTGAATGTCAGCATTTCAGTGCCCAGACTGGCAGGGTCATCAGTGGCAGCCAGGCCGACCAGGTAGGCTTTGCCCGTATCAGCGAACTTCGGGCTGACTTCCATAGAGGTGAATAATTTCTGGCCTTTTTTCACCAGTTCCACCAGGGACTCCGTTGGCTCAACGTCAGCATACAGCGCCATCTTGCCTGCCAGCGGACCTTCCGTGATTTCTTCAGCAAACAGCGCCGTCACCTTGCCGTAGCGGTTAAAGGTGCTGTCCGGCAGATAAGACTTGATGTGCTCAAGGTTAATCAGCGCGGTATACACCGCCGGGTTATAGCTGGCTGCCATCTGTTCCAGCCATTCACGCTGGATTTCGCGTCCGTCGGTGGTGGCACCTTCCACCCCGATGCGAAAACGCTTTGCTTTCACTGTCATGAGCCGTGCTCCGTTAGAAAAAACTTACTGGAGCCTTATGGTTGCGGTGATGGGGGCAGTGAAACAATGCGCGGTATTTGTACCGACAACCACACAAACCGCAGGCGGGGAAAGCCTTCATTCAAGGCTGTAGGTTTGTGCCATGAACACCACACTGACACCCGCAGATCTCGATCCCCGTCGGCAGGCCATGCTGCTGTACTTTCAGGGATACCGCGTAGCCCGCATTGCTGAAATGCTGGGCGAGAAAGTTGCAACCGTTCACAGCTGGAAAAAACGCGACAAGTGGGGTGACTATGGGCCGCTGGATCAGATGCAGCTCACCACCGCCGCACGCTACTGCCAGCTCATTATGAAGGAGCACAAAGAAGGGAAAGATTTCAAAGAGATTGACCTGCTGGCGCGCCAGTCGGAGCGCCATGCGCGGATCGGCAAGTTTAACAATGGCGGCAACGAAGCCGACTTAAACCCTAACGTCGCCAACCGCAACAAAGGCCCGCGCCGTCAGCTGGAAAAGAACGTTTTCACCGATGAACAGATTGAGAAGTTGGAAGAAATCTTCCATTCCTCCATGTTCAACTACCAGCGCCACTGGTGGGAAGCCGGAAAAACCAACCGCATCCGCAACCTGCTGAAATCACGCCAGATCGGCGCGACCTTCTATTTTGCCCGTGAAGCCCTGATTGACGCCCTGCTAACCGGGCGTAACCAGATTTTCCTTTCCGCCAGCAAGGCTCAGGCCCACGTCTTTAAGCAGTACATCATCGACTTCGCCAAAGAAGTGGAGGTGGAGCTGAAAGGCGATCCGATGGTGCTTCCTAACGGGGCCACGCTGTACTTCCTCGGCACCAATGCCCGCACGGCCCAGAGTTACCACGGCAACCTGTATCTGGATGAATATTTCTGGATACCGAAATTCCAGGAGCTGCGCAAAGTGGCTTCCGGTATGGCTATTCACAAAAAATGGCGACAAACCTATTTTTCCACGCCATCCAGCCTGACACACAGTGCTTATCCGTTCTGGTCCGGTGCGCTGTTCAACCGAGGGCGCAACAAAGCCGATAAGGTGGACATCGACCTGTCCCACAGCAATCTGGCCCCCGGCCTGCTGTGCGCAGACGGGCAGTACCGCCAGATAGTCACTGTGGAAGATGCGGTGCGCGGCGGCTGTAACCTGTTCGACCTCGACCAGTTGCGCATGGAGTACAGCCCGGACGAATACCAGAACCTGCTGATGTGTGAGTTCGTGGACGATCTCGCGTCCGTGTTCCCACTCAGCGAGCTGCAGGCGTGCATGGTGGACAGTTGGGAAGTCTGGACCGACTTTCATGCACTGGCCCTGCGCCCGTTTGGCTGGCGCGAAGTGTGGATCGGATATGACCCGGCGAAAGGTACGCAGAACGGCGACAGCGCCGGATGCGTGGTGGTGGCGCCGCCAGCCGTGCCGGGCGGTAAGTTCCGCATTCTTGAGCGTCACCAGTGGCGCGGAATGGACTTCCGCGCCCAGGCTGACGCCATCAAAAAACTGACCGAACAGTACAACGTGACCTATATCGGTATCGACTCAACCGGCGTTGGTCACGGGGTTTACGAGAACGTGAAAGCGTTTTTTCCTGCCGTCCGGGAGTTTGTCTACAACCCCAACGTTAAAAACGCCCTGGTACTCAAGGCCTACGACATTATCAGCCACCGCCGTCTGGAGTTTGACGCCGGACACACCGACATAGCGCAGTCCTTTATGGCAATCCGTCGCGCCACCACCGCCAGTGGCAACCGCCCGACCTATGAAGCCAGCCGCAGCGAAGAAGCCAGCCACGCCGATCTGGCCTGGGCAACGATGCACGCACTGTTTAACGAACCGCTGCAGGGCGAATCCGCCAATACCAGCAATATTGTGGAGATTTTTTGATGGGAAAGAGTAAGAAGAACCGCGCTGCGGCGACGAAACAGATCCAGCTTAAAAGTCAAACTACAGCCGAAGCATTCAGCTTCGGCGATCCCGTTCCTGTTCTGGACCGCCGAGAACTGCTGGATTATGTGGAATGCGTACAGATGGACCGTTGGTATGAGCCGCCCGTCAGCTTTGACGGACTGGCGCGCACCTTCCGCGCCGCCGTGCATCACAGTTCCCCGATTGCAGTAAAGTGCAACATTCTGACCAGTACCTATATCCCTCATCCGCTGCTCAGCCAGCAGGCTTTTTCGCGTTTTGTGCAGGACTATCTGGTATTTGGTAACGCCTACCTGGAGAAACGCACGAACCGATTCGGTGAAGTTATCGCTCTTGAGCCTGCGCTTGCAAAATACACCCGACGCGGATTAGACCTGGATACCTACTGGTTTGTGCAATACGGTATGACAACCCTGCCGTATCAGTTCACGAAAGGCAGCATTTTTCATCTGATGGAACCGGACATCAACCAGGAGATCTACGGCCTGCCCGGTTATCTTTCTGCCATTCCGTCAGCCCTGCTCAACGAGTCCGCCACGCTGTTCCGCCGCAAGTATTACATTAACGGTAGCCATGCAGGCTTCATCATGTATATGACCGATGCCGCGCAGAACCAGGAAGATGTGAACAACCTCCGCAACGCAATGAAAAGCGCCAAAGGCCCTGGCAACTTCCGCAATCTGTTTATGTACTCGCCTAACGGCAAAAAGGACGGACTTCAGATTATCCCGTTGTCAGAGGTCGCAGCGAAGGATGAGTTTTTGAATATCAAGAACGTGAGTCGGGATGACATGATGGCAGCACATCGTGTGCCGCCGCAAATGATGGGGATTATGCCGAGTAATGTTGGGGGGTTTGGGGATGTGGAGAAAGCCAGCCGCGTCTTTGTTCGCAACGAGTTGATACCTCTGCAGAAGCGCCTTCAGGAATTGAACGACTGGCTTGGAGAAGAAGTCATGCGTTTTGAAGATTATAATTTAGGTATTGAATGATATTTAAAAGCCTGTACAAACAGGCTTTTATTCTTTAGTTTAAAATCACCAAGACATGAGCATTAAAACTTAAAGATCCGGATCTACAGGCTCATGATATAGATTTACAGGGTAATGAATAACTTCATAATTCAGTTGAGTAACTGTGTGAACATGCTGGCTATAAAAAACCAATGGATTTTTTTGACAAGGAGTAATCGTTATAGATTTACAGGCATGAATTCTTGGTGCGAATTTATCTAAATGCGCCTTCCAGTTGCTCATCATTTCATTACATTTTCTATTACGAGTATAGATAATCAATCCACCACTTGCGCTGTCTACGGTCCCTGTACTATATCGTTCAGTGAGTTGAGCATACCCTTTAAATAAATAACTATATGAAGATGTATGTTTTTTGGCTTCGCCATGCCAAATATAATCCTTTAGTTTTATTGTAATATCACAATGTCCGCGCTGATTATTTTCATGAAATGCTTCAATGCCCATATCTTTATTTTTGATATTGGCCAATAAAATTAAAGTAAGCTGATCTTCTGTTAAATCGAAGTTTAACTTATTTGAATTCTCTTCTATTTCCTTTACAGCAGAATCAAGTTCAATCCTGACAAATTGTTTGAAATTATCGTACGATTGAAGTGCAAATCTAACACGAGTAATAGAAGCATTAATACGCTGAAGAAAAATATCATTATCAATATCAGCCAAACTCATTGCTGCAGACATTTTTAACATCAGATAATATCCTTTGATTTAGATTCATCTAATGTAAAAAAAGGAAATACGAATGACTTATAGTCATACATAAGCTCCCCTGTAAATGGGTTTGCTAAAGATTGACTGATTTCCGCCTCAATAACTTCCTCTATTTCAAGTTCTACAGGGTCATGAAAATCATCAATGAACCAATAATTGAGTTTTAAAAAATCAACCTTTGGGCTACAAAGAATTTGTATGGCCGGATAGATAACCTGCTCATACGTTTCTGGCTGTAAAACCTTATTATAACCACCAGCTATATTAAATAAATCCTTATAACTTAAAGCTATATTTGATGATTTTTTAGCCCTTGCCTCGATTTCATCGTACAAATAGCAAGCTAACGCCCCAATTTCAGGGCGTTCTGCACACATTTCTTTGATGATCTTGGGCATATCACCATCCTTCATTGCTGACTCCAATTATAATATCAGCTTTGTGAGGGTTTCGAAATCATCTTTGGATATACATTTACTTAATATAGCATAGTTAACAGGAGAGCAACTACTCCCTCCTAGATGCCTGCGGAGTGTTCCCGGAATGATAAGCTCTACGTTATCCGCTAATTGCAGTTTTGGATTATTTCTATCAACTCTAATTCCAATACGATACAAACCAATACTGCCTACTGCTTTGATGCCTTCCTTATTAAACAAATCATCACGTAAGTCTTTAGTGGCCACATTTTTCTTTTCTTTATGCGTAGTCCCCTCATTCGTCAAAAATGACAAATCAAAGACTTTATAGCTTAATTTTGAATAAGGCAATGAATTTTGTTTGAAAATTGGCTCAATTAACGGATAAAAATCTTTTTCCGATGATTTAAATTCATAACCGACATGATTATACAATTCACGAATAATGTTACTCTTTGCAAAAGTAACATTATCACCAATAATATTACCATTAGTATCTACCAAAACATGAATTTTATTAGTAACAGAGTCTAATATACAGACATCAAAACATTGTCGCTTTTCTTTTCGCTTTGCAATAATTTCATCAAACTGCTTGTATTGCGCAAGTGCTGACGGGGGAATTTTTTCTCTTACAACTAATTCTCTGACAGATGAAAAAACAAGTATTGACTGGGTGTTTTGAATAGAATAATTAACAAGTTCAGGTTGATTTTTTACAGCATTTTGCAATTGGACATCATCAAGGATCGAATCAACCAATAATGATGGTTGATTCATCAAATTCCATTGAAAACTAAATCTGTCATTTAGTGTTTTAATTACACTATTATCTACAGTCAAACTAAATATTGCTTTTTCACCATAAACGACCTGACCAAAAATTAGGTCATTTACGTTTGCCATAATGCCATCAAACTTTTGCCTATCTTTACTTTTAAGATCAATGAGGCTTTCTAGTATTTTTTCGTTTGTTGCTTCACGCCCCCTACCTGTTGGCAGCCCTAAAGACGCAATAATTGGCCTTGCAACGTTCCATGTGAAACGTTCAGTTAAGGTCAAGATCGACTTTAACTCAGACTCAGAAAGCACTACTGGGACACTACCTGTCATAACTTGCACCTAGTCATCCAAAAAGCAATAAGAATTTGCTCTTGTCTTAATTTATCCTTCGATACCTAACAAATTACCTCAATGTTGAAAAAATTTGCAAGCCATTTGCTTCTAAAAAGCGACCTTACTCAGAGTGTTACAAAACTAAGCGAGCGCGCGCTCGTATCCCCGCCACGCCTGCCCGCTTTATGCAGTGATTTTCATGCACCTGCATGACATAAGCGAAAGCCCGCCAGTTCTGGGGGGCCTCAGCAAAAACGATCCTCAAACGATCATGCAATTTCATGCAGCATAGTCATGCACAGCCAAGAGAAGTGAAAATCCGTATCTGAATGACCACTTAAAAAACGAAATATACGGGTTTACAAACATGGAGGTTCACTGTGAGCGAAGAGCGGAAGTTGCCTTAATTAGGTTACATGGGGGACAAATGTTACTAGCATGATTATGCGGGATACTTACAATACCACGCCTTAATTGCTTTGTTATCCCACCAGAAAGTCATGGAGCCGCAACTGATAAGAAAATTGTTGTAAAAGTGCCAGTTGGTTACTCTGAATTTCTGCTTAGCCAGGAGAGTGCCTGCGTTGTCAGCGAATGCGTAAGTTGATCCTTCAATGCAGAAATAGTTCAATTTATTAAACAACACTCCTGGCGGGATTAACGCCGCATCTATAATGCGTGAGAGTGTGCATGCGCAATTTCAGCAAAAAAATTGAAAATAGCGCTACTAACTTCCCTTTATTTTTAGTTCGTTAAAAATATCTTCGATTACCAATCCATTTTTAATTAAATGCTGCACAATATTTTCATATTCTTTGAAATTGTCAATATGCAAGCCATGATCTTTTTCTTTAGCAATTCTCGTGATCACATGTACGCTATCTGTATAATCAATCTTATTTTTAAGAGCATTGAGCAAACTTATACTTGGATTTAAAGTTGAGATTAGTTTACCAAACTCGGTTTGTAACTCTTTGGATTGATGAGTATTAATATAATCTTCAATAAAAGCATCAAAATCTCCTTGCAACTCAACTTTAAGGTTTGCTATATCCTTCATAATATTTTCTAACTCAGAAGAGTATGGCCGACCATGTTTAAAATCGAATAAAAAAAGATTTGCTTTCTCAATACATTCGCAAATATAAAAAACTGTATAAAGGGAATATTTTTGCTTAACTTTTAATTTTCCATAGGCGTAGTGAACCAAAAGATGCTTAGCATTAATAACATTTTTATTTTTTGAAAGTTGATTGTTAGTTGCAGGCGGATAAATTACCACATCAACATTATCTAAATTTTGAAAAGTTTTTAAAATAAGAGCCTCAACCTTATTCCAATCGAGGCCCCCATTACCACAGCCTAAAGGTGGTATTGATATTGATGTAATTTTTTTTTCATCTATAATTTTTGCTAAAGATTCAAGGCCTTGCGAGATAAAATCATATGTTGATTTTTTTCTCCAACTATCTTTAGTGGGAAAGTTGACAATTATTTTTCCCTTTTCCTCTACAATTAAAACCTGTCCAATTTTCATTGTACCAGTGGCGCATGCTCTCTTATAAACTTCGAAATTATAGGGAAAAGTTTCTTTAAAAGCCAAAGCAATACCCTTTCCCATGACTCCTTGGCAGTTTACAGCATTCACAAGAGCTTGCGATGTAGAGTTTAGAAGATTTCCGCTTGCATACTTAATCATAGAATTAGAACATATAAGTGTTGATCGTTATCAATATACTTAATCCTTGTTGTTTTATCAACCCTTCAACATATTTTTTTTCGTTATCATTTTTGACAAAGATGCAATGGAAATTTTTCGGCTCGACCGTTACACTTGATAAACACTCAGCCATACATACAGATTTGCATTCTGCATTTTTATAATCCCTTATATTCATTAGCTCCCAGTCAATTTGGGCCATTCCTTGTTCATAATCTAAGAGGTCTATAACAGAACTGGTGGATAATGGATGTTTAGGGATAACTTTCCAACCATTTTCTTTGGCAAATGCCCGACAAACCGAAATAATACAAAATGATTTTTCCTTATGATCTTTCAGGACTCTTCCATCAAATGGATTCTTAGTAAAGAAATGAAAAGGAACCATTGTTTGCAAATTTAATGCTTCGCGACCTGTTATTATTTCACCGTCGGCCACATCAACAAACTCACCTTTTACTGATGCACGAGATCTTAATCCTGTATCTAAAATACTAGGTAGATTATCCATACATGTTAAATGATAGAGAAGATACTGATCTTCAATTCTTTTCCTTTCGCTCATTTCAACTCATCCTTTCAAATTCGTAAGTCTATTTATAGAACCAAACCTCACTGGCAGTCAAGGTTTTTAAGATTATTCACATTGCCTTCTGCCTGTCGATCTAATTATTTTCGATTTTTTGGGTATGATTTGGCATTATTGATATACAAGGTAAAACAATTTTTCAGTAGTTTACTGACGCTGAGTGATTACGATAGCTAGCTTGGGAAGGAAATGGCCATAGTGCATGTGCTGAACAAAATGAAAAAGGCAGGGACATTCTGGTCTTCCCCATGAGTATGGATTTTCATTGCATCGATGGGTATGAGCAACGTCCCCTTGATTAAGGATAGCGTTGCATCGACCCGTTGAACTCACAACACAAATCGTACAATCACTTATCAAAATGGCCGCCCACCTTACGCCTCGTTTCACTCGCTACCCAAACTAGCCCCCATCAGAATGAATCCTCCTGGGGGCAATGTTTCTTAATGCAGCCAGCTGTCGTCCTCCCACACCTTCTGCATAATTTTCATCACTTGTTTTCTTTCTTCATCCAGTTGCAGTCCGGTTACCAGCGTTGAATCTTCAGTCAGATCGGTAAGCAGCCAGATTTCTGGTGCGGTTAATAGATGAGGCTGAGCTGGGTTCAGCTTGTTCCGCAGAATCTGCACATTCATGCCTGCACGTTCTGCCAGTTGCACCAGATTGTGGCGCAGTGCAAATGCACGACAGGCTTCATCAAAATGTGGATGTTTGGAAACTTGGTAATCAAACATGGTCAATGCCTCTGATGTATTTCAGAATCGAACTAATTAAGGTTTAGATTGCATTCTGAAAGCGCATCAACGGTCATGGCTGCTATGTTGATCATCACTTTTTCGCGTTTTTTATCTTTGCGCAAACGGTGACGGATAAGGCGTCCGTCAGCCAACATGTCATTGATGGTATCGATGGACAGCCCTGTCAGCTCGCTATAGCGCTCAATAGTCACATGAGGCGTGGTAAGAGTGATTGAAATGTTAGGTCTCATGATGCAACATTCCTCGTTTAATGATGATTAATCAGGACGAATACGGATCGTTTGTATTTTGTGAACACCATAAACATACGATCGCACAATGAAATCGTCAAGATAAAAGTTCACTTGGAGTGACCATGAATTTGGAGAAAGGCGGACGAGGCGCTATAGAGCGCATGGTAGAAGCTTATGGATTCAAAACTCGACAGGCGTTGTGCGATCATTTAGGAATCTCTAAAAGTACACTCGCCACACGCTACATGCGTGACTCATTCCCAGCAGAATGGGTAATCCAGTGCGCCCTTGAAACGGGCACCTCGCTTAATTGGCTCACAACCGGACATGGTTCAAAGCAAACTTCAGGTAATACAAATACTATGGAAGTTGCTAAATATGTATTATCTGATGGTGCCTTGCGTGAAGACGGTTTTTATATTTTTGATAAGGGATTTCTACCCTCTACGTTTAAAAAACCTTTTGTCATCACAGATAACAATTCTGAATTTATTTGTGATAAAGAATTTGATGATATACGTGATGGTAAATGGGTAATAAGTATTGATGGCGAAGTAACGATCCGTGACATTACTCGTTTACCCGGTGGAAGAATCTTCGTCGAGGGTGGAAACAGAGCCTTCGAATGTAAGATAGAAGACATTGAAATAATTGGTAAAATTATAAGTTTAACAGTCAAGTATGTTAAATAGTACCGGGAGGAAACTATGCTTGGTAAGGTATTTTTTGTGGTTTTGTCATGTTCTTTGTTATTAAACCCACTAACTACCTATGCTAGAAATTATCCCTGCTCAGGGAAAAAGGGAGGTGTTTCTCACTGTACCTCAGATGGCAAATTCGTTTGCAATGATGGAACTATTAGTAAATCCAAAAAAATCTGTACTAAAAACTCACGATAACTTTTGCTTTTATATCTGCGTCTAAAATAAAAATGAGCCGCAGGTTAACCGCAAAAGTTACATGCTCACATAGCAAAAAGAATAGCCAACTTCATTATGGCTTCAGTGAGATGTATGGTCGTAGGATTTCATACATTGACACTGGTTATACATACAGTAAAAATGCTCTCTACTGGAGGGCATTTTTTATGGCAGTACGAAAACTCACCACAGGGAAATGGCTTTGCGAATGTTACCCCGCCGGACGAAGTGGGCGTCGTGTGCGTAAACAATTCGCCACCAAAGGCGAAGCTCTGGCTTTTGAGCGTCACACTATGGAAGAAACCGAATCAAAGCCATGGCTGGGCGAATCAGTGGATCGTCGAACCCTGAAAGACGTGGTTGAGCTATGGTTCAAACTACATGGTAAATCTCTGACTGCTGGGCAGCATGTCTATGACAAATTGCTGCTGATGGTTGACGCTCTGGGCAATCCTCTTGCAACCGATCTCACCTCTAAAATGTTTGCCCACTATCGAGATAAACGCCTGACAGGCGAGATCTACTTCAGCGAGAAATGGAAGAAAGGAGCAAGCCCGGTCACCATTAACCTGGAGCAAAGCTATCTAAGTAGTGTTTTTAGCGAACTATCCCGTCTGGGCGAATGGTCGTATCCGAACCCACTGGAGAACATGCGAAAATTCACCATCGCAGAAAAAGAGATGGCATGGCTTACCCATGAGCAGATTGTTGAATTACTGGCTGATTGCAAACGTCAGGACCCAATTCTAGCACTGGTAGTTAAGATATGCTTAAGCACAGGCGCACGCTGGCGAGAAGCCGTAAATCTTACTCGTTCACAGGTGACCAAATACCGAATTACCTTTGTAAGAACGAAGGGGAAGAAAAACAGAAGTATCCCTATCAGTAAAGAGCTTTACGAAGAGATCATGGCGCTTGATGGGTTCAATTTCTTCACAGACTGCTATTTTCAATTTTTATCCGTGATGGAAAAAACGTCTATCGTGCTCCCTCGCGGTCAACTCACACACGTTCTGCGCCATACGTTTGCGGCGCACTTCATGATGTCGGGTGGAAACATTCTGGCCTTACAAAAAATTCTCGGACACCACGATATAAAAATGACTATGCGTTACGCACATCTGGCACCGGATCATCTGGAAACGGCGCTCCGTTTCAATCCTCTGGCAACGCTGCCAAGTGGCGACAAAGTGGCGGCAGCGGTTGGCATTACCCCGTAA